GTTCTGGAGCTCCTGCAAAAGAAGTAGCAACTGCAGTGGCTAAACATTTCGCAGGTCAAAGAATTATTACACTTAATGGTACAGTTTTTTCTACTAAAGTAGCAGGTTTTAAAGATAGAGCTCCTGATGATTATACAACATATCGACCAGGTTGGAAAAAGACTTGGAATTGGTCAGCATAAAATGAAATCGTTTAGGGCACTTAGACAAGAACTTGATGAAATTAATTTCAAAGCTGATGCTAAGAAATTAGAGATTTCAAGGACTAAGATAAAGAAAACAGATGTATTTTATCATGCTGAGAAGAAAGGTTCTAAGAAAGTTAGAGTTTGGGTCAAACCAAAGTCAGCTAGAGAGCCTGAAGAACTTGGTGTTTTTAAGGATATGAAAACGGCTGAAAAATCAGCCAGTCAATTTGTTAAACTTATGGGTGAAGATGTAACTGAAGGAATGGATTTTCTTCAAAGAGTTATCACTCATACAAAAACAGATGATATCCTTAAAGAGATCAATTGGTTGGGTGAAGCAAAAGAATTAGGAAAACGTGATTTAGCTAAGATAGAGAGATTAACTGACATGAATCAACATAATGATTCAGTTAAAATGTTAGCTCAGGTCATGGGACTTAAAAAAGAAGAAAAAATTATGGATAGTATAGTACAAATTCATAAACTTGAAAGAAGTATGTCTCCAAATCTTATAGCATATAGGACAGAAATAATGAATAGGTTATTAAAAGTGGCAGATAGAGTGTACAGTAACGCTAAAGATATTCATGGAGCGTTTTAACGAGGAAAAAAATAAATGAAACTAATATCAGAACAGTGGTGTGACAATGTAGAATATATTATTGAAGCAGACCCGAAAACCGGTAAAAAGTCTGTTTTCATTGAAGGTATTATGTTACAGACTGAAGTAAAGAACAAAAATGGTCGTATATATCCAAAAAAGATAATGCAGAAAGAAGTAGCACGATATACTAAAGAATTTATCGACCAAAAAAGAGCCTATGGAGAGCTAGGGCATCCAGAAGGACCAACAATTAATTTAGAAAGAACATCTCATTTAATACAATCATTAACTGAGGACGGCAATAATTATGTCGGAAAAGCAAAGATTTTATCTACTCCTATGGGAGAAATAGTCAAGAGTTTACTAGCCGATGGTGCTAGACTTGGCGTTTCAAGTAGGGGTATGGGTTCACTAAAACAGAGTAATCGTGAAGGCGGAACTCAATTAGTGCAATCAGATTTTCAGTTAGCTACGGCTGCTGATATCGTAGCAGATCCTTCTGCTCCTGATGCGTTCGTAAATGGCGTAATGGAAGGAGTTGAATGGGTTTGGGATAATGGAGTGATCAAAGCACAGAAAATTGAAGAATATAAGCATTCAATTAGACGAGCTAGGACACATAAACTTCAAGAAACGAAGTTAAAAGTATTTAGATCGTTTCTTGAAAACTTATAATGTATAAATAATCAATAATATTAGAATTAATATTAATTATTTTTATAGGGAGACAATCTAATGTCAACATTAGAAAATACCATTGAGAAAGTGATCTCGGAAGGTGTATCAGACGAAAAGAAGGAAATTCAACATGAAGTTCCTGGTAAAGGCGATGCCGCTCCAGCAGCGAAATCGAAAACTGACCCTGATGCTGAAAAACATGCTTCTGCAGCTGCCAAAAAGGCCGGCGATGCAACTAAACCTGCACCAAAGACTAATGTGGCTACAAAGCAAGATCCTATCGAAGAACCTTCAGACGGCGTAACAAAAGTAGATAAGACATCTATCCCCAATCAAGAAGAAGTAGAAGATGATTCTGAAACTCCTTCATTGGAAGAAATGTCTAAAGCTGACTTGTTAAAAGCCGCTGTAGTATCCATGAAAGAAATGGATGCTAAAACACTTAGAGCTGCATACAGTAGCTTGAGTGAAGAAGATGACGAAGATGATGGCGACGAAGAAGAAACTTCAGAGTCACTAAGTCGAAATGCCTTAATTCGTAAGGTAATAGAGTCTCTTAAAGATAAATCTGTCAAAGAAGTTCAATCTTTTATTGAATCTTTAGACCCAGCAGTTGGAGATCCTGTAAAGGATGCAACTGAAGGTGATCGAGATGAAGATAAAGGTACTTCTAAAACAACTCAGAAACAGACAACTCCTGTTGAGTCTAAAAAACAAAAAGACGAAATGGAAGATGAGGAAGAAGAAGAGGAAGTGAAAAAAGAATCATATGAAATCGACATGACTGATGACATAGAAGCTTTAGTCGCTGACGAAGATTTATCTCAAGAATTCAAAACAAAAGCTAAAACAATTTTTGAAGCAGCAGTTGCTACAAAAGTTAAGGATAGAATTACTGAAATAGAAGCACAGTCTCAAGAAGATACTGTTGCAGCTGTTGAAGTAATCAAAGAAGATTTGACTGAAAAAGTTGATAATTACCTTAACTATGTTGCAGAAAACTGGGTAACAGAAAATGAGTTAGCTATCGAGCGAGGATTAAAATCCGAACTCACAGAAGATTTCATAAACGGTTTGAAAAAACTGTTTGAGGAACATTACGTTGAAGTTCCAGAAGACAAGTTTGATGTAGTTGAAGAACTCGCAGGCAGACTTGACGATACTGAAGATAAATTGAATGAAGAAGTAGCACAAAATATTTCTTTATCTCAAGATATCGAAGAGCTCAAACGTGAAAAAATTATTAGTGAGGCCTCACAAGACCTAGCTGATAGTGAGCAAGAGCGGTTAAAAGAACTAACAGAAGATGTAGACTATGAAGATGCAGAAAAATTCCAAGAGAAAGTTTCTACATTGAAAGAAGCCTACTTCAAAACTGGAAAGTTTGAAGCTGTCTCTGACGATACAACTGTGGCGTCCAGTGATACTGATCCATTGAGTACTGATGAAGTACAAAATGCAAATCCACATATGACTGGCTATACTGCCGCAATTAGTAAATTTGCTAAATTAGATGATTAATTTAGCTTAATGAGGGGGATATAAACAATGTTTATGTCAGAATCACTTCAAGAGAAGTGGCAACCAGTTCTAGAGCATCCTGATCTTCCAAAGATCGAAGATTCTTACAAAAGAGCTGTTACTGCTGTTATTCTTGAAAACCAAGAACGAGCAATGGTTGAAGATAGAGGTGCTTTAACAGAAGCACTTGGAGCCGGTACTGGTACTGTTGCAGGAGCACCTGGTGGTGCGACCGCTACAGCAGCTAACTGGGATCCAATTCTAATTTCACTAGTTCGTAGGGCAATGCCTAACTTGGTAGCATATGATATATGTGGTGTACAACCAATGACTGGTCCTACAGGTCTTATCTTCGCAATGAAGGCGAGATATGTAGATACTACGTCTGCAACAGCTAGAACAGAAGCTTTATTTAATGAAGCTGATACTGATTACTCTGCAGCAGGTACACATGCAGGAGCAGACCCATTTGCGTCAGCTTCCGCTAACACTGCAATTCAAACAGCATATACTACAGGTACAGGTGATACTACGGCCGCAGCTGAAATTGATGCTTCTATCGCAGAAATGTCGTTCTCAATCGAAAAAGCTACAGTTACCGCAAAGAGCAGAGCGCTTAAAGCTGAGTATACTATAGAACTCGCACAAGACCTTAAAGCAATTCATGGCCTTGACGCAGAAACTGAACTAGCAAATATTCTTTCTGGTGAAATCCTAGCGGAAATCAACAGAGAAATTGTTAGAAATGTTAATGATCAAGCCAAGATTGAAGGTGTTGCATCAGAAGCAAACCTAACTGGTACTTCTGTCAACGGTCAATTCGACTTAGATGTAGATTCATCTGGTCGTTGGTCAGTTGAGAAATTTAAAGGTTTAATGTATCACATTGAAAGAAATGCTAATGTTATAGCAAGACAAACAAGGAGAGGAAAAGGAAACTTTATTCTCTGTTCGTCTGATGTAGCGTCAGCACTTGCAATGGCCGGTGTATTAGACTACGCTCCAGCATTGTCAACAAATTTAAATGTTGATGACACTGGAAATACATTTGCAGGCGTCCTTAACGGATCCTTCAAAGTGTATATCGACCCGTATTACGCTAGTGCGTCCACAAGACCTACAGGCGTGAGCGCAGGTGAAGGTT